TTTTAGAAAAGTACGGCGAATTAATAACTAAAAACTGGTAACAATGTTTGATATTTTAGAATGTGAACTAGACGTATATACGTTAAATTTATCCTATAGCTATAATGACTTTATTTACGACGTTGTATGCGAATTTGACTGGTTAGACAAAGAATATAACGGGAAAATGTTAGACTTTACTTTAAAACCAATTAAAGGCACGTATTTTAGTGGCGAAGTAGGTAACGACGAAGAAGGCGAAATAGAAATAACGCCAGCTTATTCTGAATGGCTTTTAGAAATGGTAAAAGAATACAGAAAAAAACACATTTATTTTATGTGCGAAGAAGAAGAAAACGAACTAAGAAAATTAGATTTAAACGTAGAAGACGATAACCCTCAAAACTGGCATTACTATGGTATTTAGACTGCAAAGAATGGTAAGGTTCTGGACGACCAAAACCACACACGAACACGTAAGAGGTTCTTTTAACGAAGAACTTTATAAAAGAATTTGTGAAATTAAATTTACTCAGAATTTATGAAATTTAAACTCGTATACTACAGCGGTTCGAATATTATTCACAGCTGGACTTTTGACAACAAAGCGTTGTGTAATTGGAAAAAGAAAGAACTAAGGTCTAGAGGTCTTTGTTTATTAGGTAATTTTAGAATTGAAAAAGCATGAATGAAGAACTAGCCAGAGACATTTTGTATAATTACTTACAAGACAAAATAGAAAACAGAAAAGAATTGCCTATATGGGACGAAATAGTAACGACAACTTACGAAAACAACGTACTAGCTTCGTGGACATTCAGAGGGTTATTGCAATACTTGTATAAAATAAACGAAGAAATATGAACGAAAATAAATATATATTAATTGACTGCTGTATAGATTTGTACGATTTAGCTTATGAATATTGTAAGTTGTTAAAAAAAAATGGTGACTACTATAGTGTAAATATGACTACAAATAAAAATCAATTTGACGTAAAATCAGTAACAAAACAAGAATTTGAGGAGGCAATAAAATGAACGACAAAATAATAGAAGTGATCCGAGTTTTTATTGAACGCGACCAACTAAACACACCAAACAGAAAGCGCCAACAGATTTACAAAAAGGCGTATTTACAGCACAAGCTAAAAGAATGCGGACTAACTTACAAGGCTATAGCTGAAATGTTCAATATGACGCACGCCAGCGCTATACATAACATTAAAACGCACCATATACTAGTTAAATACCATAAAAACGAATACGAGGCTTATATATACGAATACTTAGAAACTCTAGACGGCTATAAAGTAGAACCAAAAACACGGAATTTAATAGAAGACATTAACAATTGTGCTAATTTATACCAGTTAAATAGAGTTAAACGCTGGATTCGGGAAAAAAAATACGACTTCGATGCAACTTTAATAGAGTAAATACGTTATATTTGTGAACGGGTAAGCAGACCCTAATTAAAAGAACTTATTAGAACCTCATTTGGCGAGTAGTGCTGCTTCACGAAAACCGAATGGGGTTTTTTCATTTTAAAGCAGTAAAATGGCAACAGAAAAAAATTCATTTCTTTTGTATTGTGATACAATTCACACAATAGAAAAACTTTCAGACGTAGACGCTGGGCAATTACTCAAACATATTTTAAGATATGTAAACGACAAAGACCCAGTTACAGACAATCCACTAGTAGAAATTGCTTTCGAACCGATTAGACAAAGTCTTAAACGTGATTTAGTTAAATACGAAAACATACGAACGCGTAATAGTGAAAACGCAAAGAAGCGATGGAATGCGACCGCATCCGACCGCATGCCAAACAATACCAAAAATGCCGATAGTGATAGTGATAGTGATAGTGTAAGTGATAGTGTTATATCTAAAGATATATATAGGCGCTTCGCGCATTTGTCTATAACTAATTTAGAAGTAGAAAAGCTACTAGAAAAATATAGCATTCAAGAAATAGACGGAATACTAGACGACATACAAAATTTTAAAGGTCATAAAAAATATACTTCATTATATTTGACAGCTACTAAATGGCTAGCAAAAAACGTAAAGCCTAAACAAGAAATGATTTATGATCCATTGTACGAAAAAGCTAAAGCTCTAGGATATGTTAAAGACTAAAGGACAAGAATTAAAATACCTAATTGACTACAAAGAAGGTAAAATAAAACAAGGTTTGGGGTTAGATTGCCTACTAGATGACTTTTTAAGGTTTAAACCACGTCAACTTAACATTATTTTAGGTCATGACAACGTAGGTAAGACGTACTGGATTAACTGGTATTTTCTTTCTTTAGCTTTAAAGCACGGAATTAGGTTTGTTATTTGGTCTGGTGAAAACCAATACGGGCAAATTTTACGCGACATGATACAAATATATAGCGGACAGCCTTTTAAAAGTCTAAACGTTTCGCAAATTACAAGCTATTCGACTTACCTAGAGCAATTCTTTGACTTTGTAGATAACTCAAAGCTGTACAAACCAGAAGAACTACTAGACATTTTTAAGAAGTCGGACGCGAAAGCGTGTTTAATAGACCCATATACTGGACTAGATAGGAAAATGGGTTATGAGGGTAACTACGAATTCTTAAATATGGCGCGTCAATTTGTTAACGAAACTGGAATGACTTTATATATTAACACGCACCCGAACACTGAAAGCGGACGCGCTGGTAACTTATTTCCAGACAATCACCACTGGAAAGGACACCTTAAGCCACCAATGAAAGACCACATAGAAGGCGGTAAGGCGTTTTTAAATAGATGCGACGACATGTTTGTTATACATAGGCTAGTTAAACACGAAGAAATGAAGTTCGTAACGCTGGTAACAACTGAAAAGATAAAAGACACGGACACTGGTGGTAAAATAACACCGCTAAATGATTATATTTTTTGCGAATATAACAACGGACTAGGTTTTAAAATAGGTGGTATTGATCCACTTAAAAAAGAAAGACCAAAACCAGCTGAACAAACTAAGTTGACAACGTTAGGAGAAAAACTAAAAACAATAAATAAGGAATGGACATAGGACTAAAACTATTACTAGCAAAGGGTAAAATTCTTTCGATGAAATGGCGGATTAAATTAACCCGCGAAGAACTAGAGGAAAAACGACCAACTGCGAAAGCATTTATAGACGGCGCTAACGACGTAGAAACAGACCTAGACGAAGTTTATAACGTAATAGACGACCTAGAACTAGAACTACGAATACAAGGACGCGAAATAAACCGCTGTCTACAGATTAACGGACAGCTAAAACAAAGAATAGAAGAACTAGAACACGAACTTAAATTTAAAAATGTAGATTTATGAAAGGAAAAATAAAACTAGGCGACAAAATTCAAGACATCGAAGACGGGGATTGTTATTTTGAGGGAATAGTAACGGAATTAAATAATATTGGAAATGTAAAAACATACAAAGTAACTAAGGTTATATGGAGCGGAGAAGATTTTAAAGACGATGAAAACATAGGTAAAATAATAGAACCTATTTGGTGGTATATTGAAAAAATAGAAATATGAAAGAATGGTTAGAAGTATTATTTACACCGAGTAAAGAAATACAAGAATTTAAAATGAAAATGAGAATGAAAAATATTTTGTTTATGATTGAGGAAGAAATAAGTAACGAACTAAAAAAAGAAATAAAAGAACTTAAAGAAAGAATTGAAAAACTAGAAAAACACGGAAAAAATGACTAAAGAACAAAAACTAGTAGCGCTTTGCGCACTATTACCAGTAGTAGGAGACTGGATAGAAGACCTAAACGACCAGCGAATTTTCACTAAGCTAGTCAAACAACGCGCTAACATGCTTTTAACTGAAATAAGACGCATAGATAACGACGTTTTAAGCACGGGCGAACAAGAAATATTTAACCAGCAAGTAAACTTGCAGCGTGCGTTTATTCAATTCGTTTCAAAACAAATAAAACTAGACTAATGAAACATAAATTTAATTACAATTGGACTTTAAAAGATGCAGTTTTTACTAAAGACAAAGGGAAAGTATTTTCATGTTTTGCTTGTGGCGGTGGTTCTACTATGGGATATAAATTAGCTGGATTCGATGTGATAGGACATAACGATATTGATCCAAAAATGATAGAAGTATATAAAGCTAATCACAATCCTAAATTTTCATTTTTAGAATCTATTACTACATTTGCAAAAAGAAAAGATTTACCTAAAGAACTTTATAATTTAGATATTTTAGACGGGTCACCACCTTGTAGCTCATTTAGTATGGCTGGTAATCGTGAAAAAGATTGGGGTAAAGAAAAAGTATTTAGAGAAGGCCAGGCAGAACAAGTTTTAGATACTTTATTTTTTGATTTTATAGATTTAGCAAAAGAATTACAACCTAAAGTAGTAGTAGCTGAAAATGTTAAAGGTCTTTTGTTAGGAGCGGCTAAAGAATATGTAATTAAAATTTACAAGTCATTTGATGAAGCTGGTTATTATTGTCAACACTTTTTATTAAACGCTTCAAAAATGGGCGTGCCACAAAAACGCGAAAGAGTTTTCTTTATTTGTTTAAGAAAAGACTTAGCAAAAGATTTTTTATATTGGCAAGATATGTTTACAGAATTACCAAAAATAGAAATGGATTTTAACGAACCTAAAATACTATTTGAAAATGTTTATTTTAATTTAACAGATAGAGAATTAACTCCAACAAGTTTAAATTTATGGAATAATAGATTAGAAAGCGATAACCATTTAGGAGATACTAATTTAAGATTATTTAATACAAATTCTTTTTTTGGTTGGAATTATATAAAAATGAATAAAGTTTGCAATACTATTATAGCAAATGATACAAACGTTTTATTTAATTACCCTCGATTTTTAAATTCTGTTGAACTTTGTAATATTGGAAGTTTCCCTCAAGATTATAATTTTTTAAAATTAAAACCTCAATATCTTATTGGAATGAGTGTGCCGCCAGTAATGACTGCACAAATAGCAAGTAATATTTACGAACAATGGTTATCAAAGTTATGAGATGTAAAAACTGCAAAGAGAAGTTCGAACCTATACGCTTTAACCACAAATTTTGTTTAAAAGATGAATGTATTAAAGCCTTTGTAGAAGAAGTAAAGACGAACCAATGGAAAACGACTAAAAAACGAATGAAAGAAGACCTAAAAACATTACAAGACTGGCTAAAAGAAGCGCAGACAATATTTAACAAGTACATAAGACTTCGTGATATGGGTCTAGTCTGTATTTCATGCCAGCAACCGCCTAAGAAAAAAAACGCTGGACACTATTTTAGTTCTGGCGGTCATTCAAACGTACGCTTTGACGAAGACAACGTGCATTTACAATGCGAAGCGTGTAACACGTTCCTAAGTGGCAACCTACTTAACTATCAAATAGGCATCGAAAAGAGAATAGGCGCAGAAAAGTTAATAGAATTACAAGGGCGCGCACACCTTACTAAAAAATGGACTATAGACGAACTGAAAGAAATAATAAAAACGTATAAAACAAAAGTAAGATCATTGCAATGAAAAAAATATACATAACACCAGAACAAATAGAAGAAGCTACAGACCTTTATAACTTCAAATGCCTAAAGAATTCAATAACCAAAGGCGAAAGCCAGATTTACGGCGCTATAGGTGAAGTTTTAGCTATGGAATTTCTAAGGTCTAGAGGCAAAGAGGTTAAATACGAAGGCGATTATAACTACGACCTAATTAGCAACGGAAAAAAAATAGACGTTAAAACAATCAAAACAGACAAAGAACCTAACGACGACTTTAACGCTAATATAAGCGCGTTTAATAGCAGCCAGCAAACAGACTTTTATTTATGGTGCGCAGTGTCCGTAGACATGACTTACGGCTATGTAATAGGCTACCTAGATAAAAACGAATTCTATAAAATAGCAGAACTAAAGAAAAAAGGCGAAATAGACTACGGACAATGGACGTTTAAAAGTGACACGTACACCACGAAAATAAAAAATCTAATAAAATTTACTTAAAAAGTTTGTTTATATCCAAATATGAACTATCTTTACACAAATTAAAAACCAATTTTATGAAAAATCTATTTAAAGCGCTGGCGACATTCCAGCAAGAAGTACCAGTAATTCACAAAGCAACGCAAGGTTACGGCTACAGCTACGCAGACTTACCGAAAATCTTTGAGGTTATCAATCCGTTATTAAAAAAACACGGACTAGGATTCACCCAGTTAATCAATTCTAAAGATGGCGAAAACTATTTAGTAACTTGTCTTTTTCACGCTGAAAGTGGCGAATCAATCGAAAGCACTACGTTAATTCCTAGAGTAGAATTAAAAGGAATGAATGACTATCAGTCGTTTGGATCGGGTTGTACTTATTACCGACGTTACTCTATTAGTTCGATTTTGGGACTAGTTACAGACAAAGACATGGACGCAAGCGGCGAACAAGTAAAGAAACTACCTACGATTGACGCTAAACGATTCCAGAAAGCTGTCGAAGCTATTCAGTCTGGCAATTACACACGCGAAGAACTAGAAAGTAAATTTACTTTAACAGAAGGTCAAACGGATTTACTTAACGCGTTATGAATGCTTTCAAAATTAGATGTTCGGCAATAGGTAAAATAATGACAAACCCCCGCACAAAGGGGGAATTATTAAGCCAGACCGCTAAAACATATATCGAAGAACAAGTAATAGCGGACAAGTACGGAATTAAAAAGCAATTTTATAGCCGTTACACGGACAAAGGTATACTAGTAGAAGACGACGCTATAAATTTAGTGTCGGATGTCTTAGATTTAGGTTTTATATGGAAAAACGAAGAACATTTTAGCAATGACTGGATGACTGGAACACCCGACGTAAACACGGATTCTATTCTACTAGACGTGAAAAGTTCATGGGACGCTACGACGTTCCCTTTTTTCGCTACAGAAATTCCTACAAAGGACTACTGGTTTCAGCTTCAAGGCTATCTAGAACTTACGGGCAAAACTGAATCGTTATTGTGCTATTGTTTAGTTAATACACCCGCAGACATGGTAGAAGACGAAGTTAGGCGCGCACACTGGAACGCTAACTTATTAGAAGAAAGTATAGACCTACGCGACGAAGTACAAAAACGCCATAACTTTGATCATATACCAGATAACCGACGCGTTAAAGTCTTCAAAGTAGAAAAAGACGAACAAGTAATAGAAGCAATCAAAGAACGCGTGGAGTTATGCCGTGAATATTACAACACCTTAATAAATTTCTTATGAAACCAACAGAAAAAGCAAAAGAGTTATTTAATAGATATTATGAAATGGCAGAATCTATTGAATGGACAGACAATGAAACAAAAGTAAAAGCTGAAAAATTTAACGACGAGTTAGGAACTGATGTTTTAAAATATTGGAATGAACTAGCAAAAGAAAACGCATTGATTGCAGTTAATGAAATAGTAAAATCAAACCCACATAGTAACCCATTAAATACGCTCGGGTTTTCTACTATGGCATATTGGATAGAAGTTGAATACGAAATAAAAAAGTTATGAAACAGCAAATAGAAGATAAAATAGTATTACGTGTTTTGGCGCGTTTTAACGAACGTTCGCAAGTCGGAATAAACAAGTATAACACAACGTTAGAAAGAACCGACCTAAGTACATTAGAATGGCTTACACACGCACAAGAGGAGGCTATGGACTTTGTACTTTACTTGGAACGGCTGAAAGACGAATTTAAAAACAAATAGATATGAAAGAAAAGAACTTAGCAATTATTTTAACGCTTTCGATAGTAGGATTAGCGTTATATGGATTTTTTAACCTTGTCGCGTGGTTATGGCGTGGCGTATTTTAGTAACAATTAAATAAATATACAATGGAAAACAAGTTAAACACGGGTGCAATCTTCAAAAACACGAACAAGAAAGCGGATAACCACCCAGACTACAAAGGAAAAGTAAACGTAAACGGCAAAGAAATGGAAGTTGCGTTATGGGTTAAACAAGGTAAGGCGGGGTCGTTCTTTTCGGCTTCATTCTCAGAACCTTACGTAGCACCAGCGCAAAGCGAACCAGTAAGCAAAGTAGAAAACGACGATTTCCCTTTTTAAGTATGGAAATAAACGACACCGAACTACGTAAAAAGCTACAAGCATTACTTAGAACACGAACACGTAACCAAATAGTAACAGAAATAAAAACACGGACTGGCAAATTTCACCAATACCAAATAGACAAGTTCCTAAAAGGTCACGACGTAAGCCTAAGCACAGCTATAAAGCTAGACGAATACGTTTTAAGAGAATCAATGTAACACGAAGCCAGTTTAACCGCTGGCTTTTTTATTGTTAATAACTTTTTTACAGCGTGTTTAGATTTTCATCGTAAGTTTGATTAAAATTTAACCAATGAATTACATTTATCTAGTAGCTTTTGTCTGGTGGTTTGTCAAGTTCGAACCTTTACAGCTTGCGTTTGACTACATTTTTAGACGTTTGCCTATTAATCACCTTACAAATATTATTTACGAATCGTTAGGCTGTCCTAAATGCGTAGGGTTTTGGGCTTCGCTGTTTATTACTGGCAACTTTTTTACGGCTTGCGTCGTTAGTTTGTTATCTTTTACCCTCGACGTATGCTTAGCGAAGCTGGACAGATAGCAATAGACGCACTACTAGCGGAAATAAACCCCGAAAGACTTAGTAAAATGCATCTTAGAAAGTTGCAAGCTATCAAAGTAAAAGAAACGGGCGTCCGTGATAACGAATGTTTTTGCCGTCCAGACAAAAGACAGAAATGGTTTGCCGAATTTAATACGTGGTATGAAAAAAACGCTGGATAAATACATAAGCGAACATTACGACGAAGTAAGAAAGTACACAAACCACTTTTTAAAGGCGTACAATAAGCGTAAAAACATAACCTTGTCAATGCTGAACGCGGACACGTGTATAAATAACGCCTACCTACACGTCTTAACTATTGACACGGACAAAATAGACACCAACAGCGTAAAGTCTTACCTACTTAATACAATTAAATACCAAATAATTTGGGACACTAGCCTAAGCCATAAACAAGACGATTGTCTAGCGTTGGAATTTATACCAAAAGACGAACCAGATAACGACGACGTTAAACATAAGATAGGAATAGAAAACAAATATAATGACCAGCTAGCCTATATAGAGATCTATAGAAATAGTTTAACTTGTCCAGTAGAAAAAAAGGTCTTTGAAAGCTATTACGACAAGGGACACCGAACGGCAAAGAGTCTAGGTAAATACTTTGGCATATCGAACACGTCGGCTCATTATTTAATACGCGGAATTAAATTAAAAATCCGTGAAATTCAATATAGTTATGAAAACAAATGAAATAACAGCGGCGCTGGCTAGAGTAGTTCTATTCACTATAGGCGGGGTTATTTGTCTAGGTGGTTACGAAACAGCTTTACGCATGTTTGGCGTGCTAATTATAATTAAAGCCATAGGAAACGAACTAAAACACGAACAAAATGAAAATTAAAGACGAATACAAAGGGAAAACTATAGTAACTTACGACAGCGTACTAGGTCAAAGACGCATAGAAGTAGACAAAATCCACCCAGCGCAGTTTAAATATTACGTGACTATAGGACTAGGCTACATTTTCGAAAAGGAAAACGCTACAATAAGCTACAAAGGCGTAGAAGAAGCCACAGAAAACACGGAAACAGAACCTATTCAAGAACCAGTAACAAAGAAACCAAATGCCACAACCAATAAAAGGAGAAAAAAAGGAAACATTCCTAGCTAGGTGCATAGCAGACGAAGAAAGCGTAAACGCATTTCCCGACAAATTCCAACGCTACGCCGTTTGTGTCCATACGTGGGAAACTCATTCACGCGAAGCGCTAAGTATTTACAAGGATACCTTTAAAAACACGAAAAAGAAATGAAGTTCTACATTCTAGACTATGGTAAAGACATGATCCACGAAGGTAAAGTAATAACAGACTACCTAGAGAAAATGCAATTTCACCATATAGCCTATCTAACAAACGCCGACGGGTTACTATGTTTAGAAGAAGTAGACGAAGACGAATTTTTAAGCCACTTTAAAAAAGCAAAACATGGCAAAGCCTAGATACATAGAGACACCAGAAAAGCTGTACGAACTATTCGAGCAATACACGGAAGATACAAAACGTAGAGTAAGAACAATACCAAAAGCAACTAACAAAGGCGTACTATACGAAGAACACGTGCCACCCCTTACAATAGACGGATTTAAAACCTACGCCAACAAACAAGGCACAGATATAAACCGATATTGGTATAATGTAGACGGGACACTCAACGAGTATGTAAGCATCGTTACGCGCATTAAAGAAGAAATTAGAAACGACCAAGTCGAAGGCGCACTAGTCGGGCAATATCAACAGAACATAGTAGCACGTTTAAACAACCTAACCGAAAAGACGGACGTAACCAGCAACGGCGAAAACATAAATGAAATTAAAATATCAATCATTCGACCAGACACCAAAGAACTAGACTAATATGTCAAAGACTAAAGAACAAATTTTAAACGAACAAAGAACGCTTGAAGAAATTAAGCAAATGCCAACACGTATAAAATTAGAATCCTTAATGAATTTAAAGGAAATAATGGTTTCTACTACACCTATTGAAAACGTAATAATGTCGGATCAACAATGGAGAAGCATATGGAACGAAGACGAAATGGAAATGATTAAACATAAAATACTGACAATAGTAAGGGACTTATAATGGAATTAAAGAGTACGATAGTCTTTGAAAGGAATTACGACGCGCTTTACAATAACGAGGCGCGTTTTATTATTAACGAGGGTGGTAGCCGTTCAAGTAAGACTTACAGCCTTTGCCAGCTTATTCTAGTCTATTGCTTACAGAACAAAGGCGTAGTAGTGTCAATCATTCGTAAGACATTCCCAGCTTTGAGGGCTACAGCTATGCGAGACTTTCTAGAAGTTCTTAAGGATTCTGGCATCTACGACAAAGCCAGTCACAATATGTCCGAACATATCTACACGTTCCCTAATGGATCTATAGTAGAGTTCTTTAGTGTAGACGACGAACAAAAGATACGAGGGCGCAAGCGTCACCTAGCTTGGTGCAATGAGGCGAACGAATTATTTTACGACGACTTTACGCAACTTAACATGCGTACCGAATCCAAACTAATCTTTGACTACAATCCCAGCGACTCTAACAGCTGGCTTTACGACCTACCAAAAAACGAAAGCATACTAATTAAATCCACGTACAAGGATAACCCGTTTTTACCAGAAAGCATAAAGATACAAATCGAAGACCTCAAACGTACAGACGAAGCGCTTTACCAGATTTACGCACTAGGTGAAAAAGCCATCAGTAAGTCTAACATTTATTCTAACTGGACATTCTTACCACATAGACCCGCACGCTTTACTGAATTCATATACGGGCTGGATTTTGGTTATAATCACCCCTTAGCTTTGATGCGCATATACTGGCATGAAAAGGACATCTTTATAGAACCAGTCATATACGAAAGCTACCTAACCACCGCTAACCTAATCGAAAAGCTAGCCAGTCTAAACATAGAAAAGAACGCCGACATGATAGCCGACTATGCCCGACCCGAAATAATAGCCGAACTTAATAACGCTGGCTATAACGTGCTGAACGCAAATAAGGCAGTCAAGAAAGGACTAGACGCCGTTAAGTCATTCGGGGTTTACGCACAAGAACACGAAGCCTTAAAGAAAGAATACCAGAACTACAAATGGAAAAAGGTAGGGGACACAATCCTAGACGAACCCGTTAAACTTTGGGATGACGCTATGGACGCGACACGTTACGCGGTTACTTACATCAAAGAACAATACTACACCGACGACAGCTACTTCGCGTTTTAGAACCTAAACAAACACGGAAAATAATATAGTTATGGCACAATCAATAATAGCAC